ACCGACTACGCCGCCTATCTGGAGTGGGTCGCTGCTGGCAACATGCCCGAGCCTCCCCCCGTGGTTGAACCTCCGCTGGCCCTGACCACAGAGCAGAAGCTCGAGGCCGCTGGGCTGACCGTGGCCGAGCTTAAAGAGCTGTTTGGGCTGAGCTAATGAAAAAGACTCTTAACGGTAAACCAGTAAAATTGCCACCTAAACCCAAACAAACCAGCCAAGGTAAAAGCAAAAACAGTAAGCCTAAGATGGGTAAAAAGGTTTATCGAGGTCAAGGTAAATGAAAATTATTGCTCCCAAGCGTTTAATGGCGAGCGTATTTTCTACCGTCAGAAATGGCGGTATTTTTAATGCCGCTTCTTTAGACCTTCAATTTGCCCGTACAAAAACTCTTGACTCTCGAATTACTTTCACCCGCGCCAGTAGCGGCACCTACGTGGGCAGCAACGGGCTGGTCAAGACCGCGACGACGAACGAGGCCCGCTTCGACCACAACCCCACGACCGGCGAAAGCCTTGGCTTGTTGGTGGAGGAGCAGAGGACAAATCTGCTGCTGCGAAGTGAGGAGCTTGGAGATGCTGCTTGGACGATTGCGGCGGCCACTGTTACATCCAATACAGGAGTAGCACCCGATGGTTTATCTACGGCTGATACTGTTACGTCAAGTGGGACCGCTGTTATTTCTCAATCGGTAACAAAAGCGGCCTCGGCAATCACGTATACTGGCAGCCTTTTTGTTAAAGGAACAGCAACAGCTCTTTCGTTCTCTATTGACGATGGCGCAACTACCAACCGTGGCCGCGTAGTTTTTAACCTTTTTACCGGCGCAATAAGTAGCACCATTAATGAGGGCACGTTCACTAATACATCGGGAACAATTACACCTTTTCCGGATGGTTGGTATAGGCTGACAGTTACGACAACTACAAATAGTACAACCACTGTAAGACTGCGGCCATTCTGGACCGGTGCAGGAACCAGTCTTGATTTCTGGGGCGCCCAGTTAGAAGTCGGAGCCTTCCCCACCAGCTACATCCCTACTACCACCGCAACCGTAACCCGCGCCGCAGATGTGGCCAGCATTACGGGGGCAAGCTTCAGCAGCTGGTATCGGCAGGACGAGGGGACGGTGTTTGTTGATAGCCTTCAAGCAAACGTTACCCCTGTTTCACGCATAGTTGCTGCTTCAAACAATGCAACTGCAAATAGAATTATTCTAAGCAGGGGATCTGCTTCAGGTGGCAACATTAACTTTACTGTTACTGATGCGGGTATTGTTCAAGTTCCTACCGTAACCTTAGGAACTAGTATTGCCGCTGGAACATCCAATAAAGTTGCTGCTGTTTACAAGGCCGCTGATTTTGCAGGCAGCGTCAATGGTCTGACACCTGTAACTCAAGGAACTGGAACAGTACCTGGTGTACTGACGCAACTAACCATTGGCAATGGGGAAACTCTAGGCAGTAACCCAATGACCGGCACCATCAAGCGCCTCACCTACTGGCCCCAGCGCCTCCCCAACAACACCCTCCAAGAGGTGACGCGATGACCCACTACCTTCGCTTCCCCGACGAAGCCACCGGCATGGCCGCACTGACCGACTACCGCACAAAAGACGACACCTGGATTACCGCCAGTCACAGTCATGCGTTGGATGTGATCGGTGAGATCCCTAATGTTGTTGGGTGGCACGTTAACTTTATTGGTGACATCCCTACAGATTGGAATCAGTATTCTGTAAGCCCTGAACAACCAGTTCGGGTGTTTGCTTAGGACTACAATTAAAACAAAAGTCTTCTAACAAAATGCTCCCAATTTTTAGTACGGCTACGGCCCTAACAGCTACTGGTGTGACTGCTGATGTACCGTCTATTGGTGCAGAAGACTTTGTTATCCAAGTAAACGTATCAAGTATTGGTACAAGTGTTGTCGTTCGTATTGAAGGCACCTTGGACGGCACTAACTATTTCAACTGTGATGCTGGTGGTGACACCACAATTACTGCCAACGGCTCGACTGCGTTTAGTATTCAAAACGTACCTCTTCGAGCTGTTCGAGGCCGTTTGGTGACAATTACTGGCGGTACCCCATCTGTTGAATTTGTGTTTTCTCGTTCTGACTGCTCTAGCTGAGTAAAACGTAAAAAACTTTAAATTCTATTTGCAGCCCTTGGAGTAATCCTTGGGCTGTTTTTGTTGTTATGTTTTTAAAGAGTTATTTGTTTAGTTATGCCGTTTAAATCTGAAAAACAAATGCGTTATATGTATTCCCAAGAGCCTGCAATTGCTAAGCGGTGGTCTAAGGAAGCTAAAGCGGCAGGTAAACCGCAAATTCAAAAGAGTGGCAAAATGAAAAAAGGTTATAAAACCAAGTAATCGTTATGCCAATCAAACGCGGCGGTCAGACTCGAAGCAACGCGGGTCGATTTGCTCCTGAAGGTCAAGGAGCTACTCAGCGTGGTCGAGGACTGCGTACTCCTAGTGGCAAGGAGCGGCCTATGCAGACGGCTCGACTGCCTCGTGCTACTGCTCCCGGTACTGTGACACGTACAGGAGCTTCTAGGGCCCCTGCGATTGCTGCTCAAGGCATGAGTCGAGGAGTGTCGCGTTTGGCTCTTCCTCTTGCTGTTGCTGCTGAGGTGCTTAAGCCCCGTCCTACGGCTAAGGCTGAGCTGACACCTGAGATGAAGAAGCGGTATTACGAAGAAAACAAACGTGATGCTGCTGGTAAGCGTCAAATGGAAATTCGTAATCAGCAAATGAAAGCTGACAAAGGAACTTTTGACGATGCGTTTTCTGCAGCCCGTAAGTCTGGTCGTGATGACTTTACTTGGCGTGGTCGTAAGTACAACACCAAAATGAAAGGAGAGTGATCATGGCTAAGGGACCCTGCTGGAAAGGCTACGAAATGGTTGGTACCAAAAAGAAGGGCACTAAAACAGTTCCCAATTGCGTACCTAAGAAATGAAAAGTAAATCTGGTTACGGGATGAAGAAACGGGGCACCAAAGTTGCTGGTGGTCCTAGCTTTTTGATTGGTCCCGTTGACGACGAACCAAATCTGTCGCCTGAGGAAAAGGCAGCTGATCTTAAAAAGCTCAACAACGCCTTGAAAACTACGCCTCGTGGTCAAGAGATCATTAAAAATGCCAGGAAACTTAGAGCCACGTTAAGGGGCGTTTGATTATGGAACCTTCCTTCATCCTGTCCACTTTTCTTGGTCTTGCAAGCCTTGCTGGCGGTACTTTTGCTTGGTCTCACAAACGGCATTCAGAGTTGGACCGTCGTATTGACCAAGTGGAGATGACGATTCACAAAGAGTTTGTTAGAAAGGACGAGCTAATGCCGATGATGGACCGCATTGATCAGCGGATCCAACACATCGACGAGAAACTAGATCGGATCCTTTTAAATGACAGACGCATCTCTTCGTGACGTAGCTAAGTATTACAACAATCAAGAACACCAAAACTTTGCTTTGGATTTCCTGCAGGATCAGATTCCTCCAGGGACCCTTGCAAAGTTTTCTGATTTGTGGCGATCAGGTCCTAAAAACAACATCCCTAGCACTGGCTCCTGGGACGGCGTAGAACAGCTTGCGAGGGAAGCAGGAGCTAAGTATCCAGAACTAGTAGCGGCTCAGTGGGCTTTGGAAAGCAACTGGGGAAAGCACGTATCGGGCACTCATAACTATTTTGGTCTAAAAGGAAGTGGTACAACTACAACCACTACGGAGTATGTAAATGGAGTACCTATTTCTATTAGGGACGGGTTTCTTAATTTCTCTTCTCTTAAAGAGTGCGTTACGTACCTCGTTGAGCGGTGGTACAAAGACTATAAAAGTTATAAAGGTGTCAACAACGCCTCCAGTGCAACAGAAGCAGCCAAACAACTAGCTAAACAGGGATACGCAACAGATCCAAATTATGTAAACAAACTTGTATCTTTAATCAAAAACAACGATAAACCTGAGGTACAGCAAACGGGAAAGTTGCTGAAGGTACCTTACGAGTACCAAAACGACAACAAGAGTGGCACTGGATATCGCGAGTGTTTTTCTAGTAGTTGTGCGATGGTGGCTGAGTTTTACGGCAAGGTAAAAACTGACGATGAATATAACGCTATCCGTCAGCGGTACGGTGATTCAACTGATGTTCAGGCACAGCTTAAAACCCTCAAGCACCTAGGACTTGATGCGAGCTTCACTCAGAGAGGCACCCAGGAGCTTCTACAAGGCGAGTTAGACGCTGGTAGGCCCGTAGTAGCTGGATGGCTCCACAAGGGCCCTGTAGGCGATCCTGGTGGCTCTGGGCACTATTCTGTGGTGATTGGGTACACAGAAGGAGCTTGGATTCAAAACGATCCAAACGGTGAGGCTGATATGGTCAACGGTGGTTATATCAACCACACAGGTGGAAAGGGTGTGGCTTATTCCAAAAAGAACTGGAACAAAAGGTGGCTAGTAGAAGGCCCAGGATCTGGCTGGGCTATTTTGATTAAGAAACCTGGGTAAGTGTTATGGACTTTTCTGATCCTCAAGTTCAAGCTGCTTTGTGGCTTGCTGCGTTTGCAGCTTCTGAAATCATTGGTGTGTCTAAGTTGAAGCAAAACAGCCTCGTACAATTGGGGTTGAAACTGTTTCGTGTTGCTTATGGCAGCCTCGCCAAAAAAGTCTCTAAATAAGACTGAAGGACTTGCTTCAGATGATGATCTGTTTAGTCTTCACCGTTTGGTGGCCACTAAATTGATTGATCAGCTGAATCGTGAAGATGTAAAAGCTTCGGACCTTGCAAACGCTATTAAGTTTCTGAAAGACCAAGGTATTACTGCTCTTAACGGTGGTGATGTCTCTGCTATTTCTGAAATGATTTCTGCGCTTCCAGATGTCGATATCAAGAAGGTTCGCAGTTATATTGGTGCTTAGGAACTAAACCTTCCTATATGTACCAAGCAAAACCCCCGGTATGGTGACTAGATCGCCTGCTGGGGGTTTTGTCTATTTAAGCCCTGACGATGTTATGGCTAACCTTCAAGCGTTGCAGCGTAAAGAAGCCGTTCGTCAATGGAGACAGTCAATCAAAGAAGCGTTTAGCAACCGGTGTGCTTACTGCGGTGAGCATCACGAAGAACTCACTCTTGATCACGTTCAACCCAAGACCCGTGGAGGTCAAGACGTATCAACAAACGTAGTTCCTGCTTGTCAGCGTTGTAACCACAACAAAGGCTCAGAGCACTGGATGATGTGGTATCAGCGCAAACCTTACTACTGTGAGGAGCGTAAGCAGACCATCCTCCAATGGATCAATTCGACGAGATTTACCAATCCTTACCCAATAGCGGTGTAGATCTACCGCCCTGGCCAAAGGTAGAGCTGACGCTTGAACAGCAGTTTCGTGTGGCTGCTATTGAGCGTGATCTACCCACCGTAAGCAAAGAAACCCTTCAAGACCTTTTAATTGCTTACGTAAAGATGAACCTGTTGCTGCAGAATAACTTGAGCCAAGTTTTTAAGTGGGCTCATAGCAATGGCACGGCAAAGCAAACAGACTGAACAGATTATTCAGGAAGCGGTAGAAAGTTTTCCAATCTTTGCTACTCACCTTTGGCATTATCTACGGCTTCCTAGCCCAACACCGGTCCAATACCAAGTAGCTGACTTTCTACAAAGCGGTCCTAGCCGTCGCATCATCATGGCTTACCGAGGCTGTGGTAAGTCGTTTCTGACAGCTGGTTACGTACTTTGGAGACTTCGTAGGGATCCAAACTGTAAGGTCTTGGTGATCTCTGCAGCTCAAGACCGTGCTGATGCGTTCTCCGTGTTTTGCCATGACCTGTTACGCAACTGGTTTATGGTCAAAGACCTTTTCCCTAGCGACACGCAACGGTTTAGTAAGGTTGCTTTTGACGTTTACGGCGCAAAACCAGACCAGTCTCCTTCGGTACGTTCCAGCGGTATCTTTGGTCAAATTACTGGCTCCCGTGCTGACCTCATCGTTGCTGACGACGTTGAGACACCCCAGTCCTGTGAGACTCAACTGATTCGAGACAAGCTCCGGGAGTCCATTAAAGAGTTTGACTCTGTGATCAAGCCTGGTGGTGAGATCGTGTTTCTTGGTACGCCTCACACCCAAGACAGTGTGTACGCAAAGCTTGAGGTCTCCGGTTACAACGTAAGGATCTGGCCTGCTCTGTACCCAACCGGTAAAAAGCTCAAAAGCTATTACGGTGACCGTCTAGCACCCAAAATCCAAGCCGATCTAGAAGCTGATAAAGGCCTTGCTGGACACCCTGTAGACCCTGAACGTTTTGACTGGGCTGAACTGGAAGCTCGTCAGCTCTCTATCGGTCGTTCAACGTTCAACCTGCAGTTCCTGCTGGACATCAGCCTGAGTGATGAGGAGCGGTTCCCTCTCAAACTCAGAGACCTTTGTGTGTTCCGTTTAAACCGTGAAAACGGCCCTAATAAGGTTGTGTGGCTTGCTAACGGCGATAAAGCCCTTGACCTACCCTCAGTCGGTCTTCATGGTGATCTGTTTTACAAACCGGCCCAAATAGGGGATGAATTTCTTGAATACACCGGGGTGGTCATGGCCGTTGACCCTTCTGGACGCGGCAGTGACGAGCTTGGCTACGCAGTAGTGGCTTACTTGAACGGTAATTTGTTCCTCCTCTCCAGTGGCGGCCTTAGGGGTGGTTACAGCGAACCGAACCTCAAAAAGCTGGCCCTCATCGCTAAAGAGTTCAAGGTCAAGCAAATACTTGTTGAAAGTAACCTCGGCCTCGGTATGTTCTCCGAGCTTCTTAAGCGATACCTCGGAACGATTTACCCCTGCACTGTTGAAGAGGTCCGACACACAAAGCAAAAGGAACTCCGCATTATCGACACCCTTGAGCCTGTCCTTAACCAACACCGGCTCATGGTTGACACTGACGTAATCACTAACGACATTGCCTCCACAGAGTGCTACCCAGGCGAAGTCAGAAGCCAATACCAACTGTTTTTCCAGCTGACAAGGATTACCAAAGAGAAAAACAGCATCAGGCATGACGACCGCTTAGATGCCTTAGCAATGGCTGTTCAGTATTTTACTGAGTCGATGGCTGTTACAGAACAAAAAGCTATCGCTGCCAGAGAAGCAGAACAGTGGGAACTGGAACGAAAGTTTGTCCAAGGTGACGGTGGTCTCTCTATTGATGCCCTTGGATACGCCAGATCCCTTGAAGACCTTCAGAAAGCCCTTTACGCCACCTCAGGAGCCTCTAATTGGCTAGAGGACCTCTAGGAGACTCTAGGAGGCTCTAAAAGGCCCTTTGGCTACCCTGACACCTAAAACGGCTTAGAGGGGCCTTAGAGAGTCTTCTAGGGGCCTCTCAGAGGGGTTTACGGTAAAAGCCCCCTCTAGGTGTTACGCAAAGAGAGACCCCCCTTTAAGAGATACGCTCTTGACAGCCGTGGTTAGACTCCTTTTAAAAGTATTTAAAGAGGTACTTAAAGAGTCTTCTTTAAAAGAGGTCTTTAGCTGTTACCTTTTTAAGACCTCTTTTTTAAAGACCTTTTAAAGAGACCCATTTAAGACCAGTTAGACAGCCTTTAAACAGCTGCTTAAAGCCCTAAGCTGCTTAAGCCAATTACAAAGGGCTTTAACGATGGACAGGGTAAAGCTGATCACAGTCACACCTGATGCAGAAGACCTAGTAGTCTATATGGCTAGGGTCAGTAACCCCAGTAATCAAAGTAATAACCAAGGATCAGAAAAACTTATTAAATACTTAATCAACCATAAGCATTGGTCACCCTTTGAAATGGTTCATATGGTCCTAGAAATAAACACCACTAGATCTATCTCTGCTCAAATACTTCGACATAGGTCCTTCAGCTTTCAAGAATTTAGTCAGCGATACGCAGATACAGAAGCTATTGGTTATGCCAAAGCTCCTCACCTTAGAAGACAAGACTTAACCAACAGGCAGAACAGTATTGATGATCTAGATACAGCTAAAACTCAGATCTATTACAGGCGTATTGGTCAACTGTTTGAAGAGGCTCAAGATCTGTACCGAGAAATGGTCAGTAGTGGTGTAGCTAAAGAGTGTGCTCGTGAAGTTCTTCCCCTAGCTACTCCAACCAGGATGTATATGGCTGGTTCAATCAGAAGCTGGATCCACTACATTGATCTACGGTCTCAAAATGGGACTCAACTAGAACACTTGCAACTAGCTAACGAAGCTAAACAAATCTTTTGTAAAGAGTTGCCTACTATTGGTAAAGCTCTTGACTGGTTATGACAAAGCGTAACTACCGTAAGGAATACGACAATTACCACTCCAAACCAGAACAAAGAGAAAACAGATCAAGCCGTAACAAAGCTCGACGTAAAGCTGTTAAAGCTGGTTACAACGTTGCTGGAAAAGACGTAGATCATAAAGACGGTAATCCTCGTAATAACAGCCATAAAAACCTTCAAGTGGTCAGTAAGAGCTACAACAGGTCGAAGAAGTAAAGCGAAGCAGGGCTAGAGGGCTGCTGGAGAGGCTCCTGGAGGGCTCTCAGAGGGTTTTAAGGGGGTCCTAAAGGGCTCCTTTTTTTATTTGAAGGGGGTGAAAGGGTTTTACTTCGGATTTTTGAGCCCTAGTTAACGTTCTGGCCCCACCCCTCGACCCCCTTGGGGGCCTTTAAAGAGCCTATAAACATATGCCAATGCCGTTATAGGGCGGCATAACGATGGCAATTGATAAGGCAATTAGAGGGTTTTAAGGGGATTGATAAGTTTGGCTAATCACATGTACACGCGCGCGCTTGGCCACATCTAAGAGCCTCTAAGGCCCTTTAAAAGCCCTCTAAGTGCCCACCTACCAAGGCCTGTCTAGAGGCCTGCTGCAGGGCCTTCCAGAGGCCTCTGAGGGATTGTTACGACTTACAACAGGATCAGTAGCCTCTAGCCCTACCTGGCACTGATCAGGGTCTATAGTTCCGTCAAGCGAGCCGAGAGGGCTTGCTGCTTTCCCTTTTCCTTTCAAACCTTGAAACCAATCACTTTTAAACTTGAGAGCCACTACGGCCTTACGAGAGCCTATCCAGTAAGTCAGGAGGCCATTCTCCTACTTCGCTTGACAGGCACTAAAACCTTAATTCCTAGCGCTCTAGGCACTATTGCAGCTTTAGGTTTCCTTTGTGTTGATACAGAGGGCAACGAAATCACCGTTAGCCAGTTGTACTGATGAAGGAGTTCATTCTGTCTACCCTCGCTGTTTGTGCTCTGGTCTTTATGGCAATCGATGAGGCAAGCGATAGCTCAGTAACTCACAGTGGTACTCAGCGTGTTGTTCTAATTAGGTGAACAACCCAGCGTTCTATTTGTTCAACTCCTGGTGTGAAGATCAACTATCACGATGGGAGCTTGAATACGATTCCGACTCCCCCTTTCCTTTCACTGAATCCGACAATGATGACGACGACAATGATGAGCCCTGCAATTTTTGATCGTTTTGACATCGTGTCTGCTCACCATTTGTTCTGGAGTGAGCATCACGACGGACAATTTAGCAGGGGCTACGAAAGACTTTCCAAAATATCTGCAATGAGGTTTGATCCTGGTGCTTTGTTCACTGGGTGGAACTCCCTCAGTGATAACGCAAAGGAAATTTATCGGAATCTTTGCATCACTGAAGATGAGCAGTGTGAGTACGATACTCTCAAGTTCATCGTTGATGATGCGTTTGATTGGGTAAACGATAGTTGCGTTGAGTGGTTCATTGATCGCTATAACGACGATCCTGAAGCTCTTTGTAATTACGATCGTTTTGATTTCGTAAATATTGATATGTGCTATATCAAAGATCTTCTTAACTTCTACGAATGCAATACTGATTGTGTCCTTCACTGGGTTGATGAGGCCTGCTCGGCTTATTGCTACACCTCACGTCTTCAACTAGTGGAAGGTCAAACAATAGAAGATCCTGACGACTTTGCTACTGCTCTCGTAAACGCTGGTATGACTTACCTCGGGATAACTCTCTGGCAAACAGTAGAGGAGCGCAGAGGCTGAAATGTACCAACTGCCTAAGTTTCTCGGGTATTGTTTTCTCTTCTGTCTCCCTATTATCTGGCTAGTGTTAGGCCTACTGAGAGCTAACTAAGAGTTATATAGGGGCCTTACTTAGGGCCCCTTTAATTTTTACTTACGATATAACGCTATCGTTATATGC